AAAAAAACTATTTACATATGTATTTGTTTAGTATATAATGTAATTACAAAATAAATAAAGAGTTTTCAGAAGAAAAGGAGTTAAACAAATGAAAAGTATTAAATTAGAAGATGCTAAAGAAGTAGTAAGAATGCGTGTAGAAGAATTACATACAAATCCATTTGAGTTACTTGGCAGGTGGAATGTTAGAAAAAAGCAAGATGTTTTATTTGATAAAACAATGATTGAAGCATTAGAGCTGTATATCGAAGAAAAAGGTTTTAATTGGGACGAAACAGTCTAAGACGCATAAAAGCGATTAGAATAAATTAAGTTAAAGTAAATAAAAACAAAAGGAGAAAAAGAAATGGCAAAGAATTACACAGTAGCAGAAATGGTTTCCGTAATTAAGGGGGACAATAAGGCAGAACTTCAGGATATGGGTAGAAGATTCCCACTAGCTACAGTAGCTCTAACAAAAGCAATCGGTGGAGATGTTGACGCACTTGAGGAATTCCTAAATGCTACACCTGAGTACCTAACTGTAAGAAAGGTTGAGACAGGACTAAAGTCTGAAGTTGAAGAGGTTGAGTCTGACGAAGACGAAAAGCCAGCTCCAAAGAAGGCTAAGTCAAAGAAGAAGGCTAAAAAGGTCGAGGTTGAAGAGGACGACGACGAAGAAGAGCTAGACGATGAGGACCTAGACGAGGACGAAGACGACGAGCAAGAGGAGCCTGCTCCAAAGAAGAAGGCAAAGAGCAAAGCTAAGGCAAAGGCTAAAAAGGAGACTAAGAAGTCAAAGAAGGCTAAAAAGGTTGAGGTCGACGAAGACGACGACGAGGACGACGACGATTGGGATCTGTAACTTTTGCAAGGGTTTAAAATAAGGGGGTGAAATTCCCCCTTTATAATTAAAAATGGAGAGCTAAAAAAAAATGGTAAAAAACGATAAGCTTGATGCTATACTGAATTGTGAATACGATACAGAAGAAGGCAAAGAAAAGCTAGAAAACATTTTGAAACGAATCAAACCGTTTACCAAAATGGACAAAATAAAAATAACAGATTTAGAGATGTTTATTTGTAAAGCAACAAGAAAGTATGCTATAAAGCCACAACCAATTTTTATGAATTGCATTGATGGTGACAAAATAATGTACTCAATTAGCATATTAGATGAAAGCAAACATTATTGGTTAGGTAATATTTATGGTACATCATTTAAAGAGTTGCTAATAAAGCAAGTTATTCTGTATAAGCATTGCATAAAAAATAAAAAGGTAGAGTTGAGGGAAGATGGTAATTAAGGTTTACACAGATGGTGCCTGCTCGGGCAATCCGGGCCCTGGAGGTTGGGGTGTGGTATTCTCTAATGGCGAGAATATAAAATGCTTGTCTGGTGGAGCTGAGTACACCACAAACAACCAAATGGAGTTAAGAGCTGTAGTTGAAGCTTTAAACAAAATATTGCAAAAGTTTTCAAACGAAAGCAGGTTTGAGGTAATATCCGATAGCTCTTATGTAGTAAATGCAATAAACCAAAAATGGTTAAAAAAGTGGGAGCAAAATGGTTGGAAAACACGAAAGCATGAAAATGTAAAAAACAAAAATGAATGGCTAGAGCTATTGAGTGCTTTAAAGGAATTAAAAAAGCTAAAGTATGAAGTAAGGTTTATAAAAGTGAAAGGTCATTCAGGTAATGTATTAAATGAAAAAGCTGATAGTTTAGCTGTTGAGGAATCAAGAAAAAGGAATGTAAAATGGCAAAAGTAGCAGAAACAAAATTCAGCCAAGAGTTTTTCAGAAAAGACTTTTTGGGCGAAAATAGAAAAGAGGCTTATAAAAAAGCAAATGCTTGGTTTGCTAAAAAAGTGTTATCACATGATAACTTTGTAAATGTACATTGTAAGTTCGTTAAAGACGAAGAGCAATACAACAAGATAACATTGATATTATTTGCAGTTGTAGATAGTGAAGAGGAAGTTATGAAAGAGCATTGCAAATGTTGCAAAGAATTTCATTCATCGTTTTTACTAAACATGGATATTAATTGCTCAAGATGTACAGCTAGAGGATATGAAAAGAGGCTTCAAGAAAAAGCCATAATTAAAAAAGAGTATTATAAGGACCTTTTAAAGGAGAAGTAAAAATGCTAAAAATCTTAATTGAAATTACAAAAAATTTAATCGCAAAAGTGGTTTTAAAAGTAAAGAAATGCTTGGTTGGCATATCAGATTTTGCTGTGTTTATTCTACCTTTCGTAGAATGGTACATGGTAGTTAATAATTATGATTGGGTAACATTATTCTTTACACCTATAGTGGTTGTTTTACTTACATATTACATGAGAGAGTATGCAAATAGAATAGGGTATGGTAACAGTTGTCCAGTTCCGGCAAAAAGATTTACAGAAGAAAAGCATGGTGAGGTTTTTGTTGATAGGTTAAGAATGCAAGAGCTTATCATTTATGTAAATCAGGTTGAGGATTGGCTTGAGAAAAACGACATTGTATAAGTAAAAAGATAATATCGAAAGTGGCTATTATTTCATCTTGATTAGCCATCAACACCTCTTATATATAAGCTGCTTTCGATATTCTATAAAAGTAAAATGAAAAAGCAAAATAACTATAGATTTTTTAAAAACGAAAAACAGTGGAAAACTTATATTCGTAACTTGATTTGGGAATCAGATTTGGCAGCTAAAAGAGGCTTGCTAAACATTTACCTTAATGAGCTAAAGAACGAACCTGGTTTAGGGTTTAATACTTGTGACAAAGAAAACTTAATGTATTTGTCAAAAAAGATTATGAATAACTTTGAGTTAAATGTGTACGAAATGTATTACGTAAAAACCAAAGTACCAAAGTATTGGCGTCAGCTAATGAAGATAGCTAAAGATAAAATTTTGGCTAAAGAAAAGAAATTAGCAGATAGCAATATTTTAGTTAATGATTATGTTGCAAATTACAACTGCTGTGAACATGGTATTTGTTGTGACTATGGCATTTGTTCAGAATGCGACGGAAAAGGAAATATGGTAGCTTGTAATGAAGATAGTTAAAAGGAAGTACGATTTGCCAATAAGCAAAGAAAACTTAATAGAGAACTATACTATTTTTGAACTTAGGGATATAGTGAAAAATTTTAATGTTCCTGGTTCGCATTTGAATACGAAAGAACAGTGTGCTAACTGCATACTTCTAAAAACTTTAAATTTACATTTAGAGACATTAGAAGATTTGAATAGAATAAATATAAGTAATTCAAAAAAAGTCCTTGATAATGTAGATTTGATGTTTATATATAATAACACAAACCCTAAGTTAGACAAAAAGTTTTATTCTGAAATAAACAACGCAAGTCCTAAATCTCAAATAGTACATGAGCAGTTTGTTAATGCAACAGATGTTAGGTTTACAAATTATATGTACATGAGCATTAAAGTAAAATCAACAAGTATACAGCTTGGTAGATTTTTTGTAAATTTGATTTGCAAAGAGCTACAAAAAATAGATGAGCAAACAAATGCATGTTATAAACAACTGTTTGCAGAGGAGCTAGATGTAACAAATGGCATTTATTCTGACACCATATTTTTTAACAAGTATGGTCAAAACGAAGAAGCTCAGCATAATTATGTTAAAAGTTTGCTAAATGTTGCAAAAGTAAATGCTCAAAATAAATTAAAAAAATATTGGGAAAACTATTTACAAGATAAGAAAAATAGTATATAATATATATATAATAAAAGAAATATCGGTACCTTCTTAAATAAATGCATTGGGATAGGCTTACGCCTATTCTTTTGCTGTATAAAAATATAAAACCAGAAAGGATAATGCTATGGCGAAACGAAATTCAAGTAAAGCTGATATTTGGAGAACGCCAGAAAAGCTAGAATATTTAGAATGTTTAGCTAGAGATAATTATAGCTTTGCAGATATACAAAAAATTATTGGTGTGTCATCAGCAACATTTGTTAGTTGGAGAAAGAAATACCCCGAAATTGATAAAGCTTTACAAGCAGGTAAAGAGGAAACAGACTATAGAGTTGAGAATGCTTTGTTAAAATCTGCTTTAGGTTACAAAACAACTGAGGTAAAGATTAGCTTAGGTCAGCCTGATGAAAAAGGTAACAGAGTTATCAAAGAGGAAAGAACTGTAAAGGAAATCCCACCAAACCCAACGGCATGTATGGGGTGGTTAAACAATAGAAAACCAGAGCAATGGAAACGTAACAGAGATAACTTTGCTAGTGTTGAAAAAGATAATAATATAACTGTTAATATCATAAAGAACGGGGAAAACAAAAACGAGACTTGGGATGCAGAAGTTGATGATGATTAAAAAAGTTAAATATATAAAAAGGGTTTAAACTATGTATATAACAAAAGAAGTAGCTCCACACTTTGAGGAGTTTATATTTGACTGGAACTACGAAACGTATTTATCTATAGGCGGTTATGGTAGTGGTAAGAGCTATAATGCAGCACTAAAAATAATATTAAAATGTTTACAAGAGAGACGTAAAGTATTAGTATTAAGAGAGGTGTACGATACTATACATGATAGTTGCTTTGATTTAATAAAAGAAATACTAGAGGATTTAAACTTATTAGCAGATGAGGAAAGAAAAGACGATAGACGTACTAAAGTTAGGTGTAAGAGTTCGCCTTTAAAAGTACTGTTTCCTAATGGCAGTAAAATAATATTTAAGGGTATGGATAAACCAAAAAAGATTAAATCATTAAATGGTGTATCTATAGTATGGCTAGAGGAGTGTTCTGAAATAAAGTACGAAGGCTATAAAGAAATGCTAGGTAGAATCAGAACATTAAACCAGTCTATGCATTTTATATTAACGTGCAATCCAGTTAGTAAAGAGAACTGGGTGTATCGTCACTTCTTTGTTAGGATAGATAGTAATGGAAAAGAGAAAGCTATAATTAATGAGGAACAGTTATATAAAGAAAAAAAAATAATAAAAGACGATACATATATATATCATAGTACATTAGATGACAACCCTTATTTGCCTAAAAAGTATATCAAAAGAATAGACGAAATTAAAGATTATGACAGACCTTTATATAGGGTGGCAAGATGGGGTAGGTTTGGACCAACAGGCAAAAGAGTGTTCCCTCAATTTAAAGTAGCAAAGAATGCTAAAAAGTTTAAACGAGATATAGAACTGTTAGGTATAGATAATATGCGTTTTGGTTTTGACTTTGGTTTTGAGACTTCGTTTAATGCTGTTGTTAGTTGTAGTGTAGATGTGGAAAGAGGCATACTATATATATGGGACGAGATATACAAGAATCACATAACAGATGATTTGTTTGCTAAAGAGCCAAAGATGCAAGCTATAAAGAATAAGCTAAATAATTATAATGATATAGGATTTAAAAAGACTATAAAAGCAGATAGTGCTGAGCCTAAAGCTATTCAGTATTATAAGCAACAAGGATTCCCTATTACGCCATGCATTAAATTTGCTGGTAGTAGGTTAGAGAATACAAGAAAAATGAAAAGGTTTAAAAAGATAATATGTAGCCCTAAATGCAAGAACGTTATATCAGAGCTAAAGGATTTAACATATGCTACTAAACCAAATGGAGATGTTGTGTACGATAAGTTCAATATAGACCCACACACTCTATCTGCTTTATGGTATGCATTAGGTGATGTAACAGTTGCCAATCCTAAACCTAAAAGATATAATAGCAAAACGGGTAGTGTTGATTATACAAGGAGACTAAACTAATGATAACAAATACGTCAAACGTAGAGCTAATATCGGCTAACAAAAATATACCATATTTTTTAATATCAGAGGAATCTAACGATGGTAGTTTTGTGCAAACAGAATTAAGCGAGATACTAAAGTATTATCTGAATTATAAACGAGGAGTTGACTTTACTACTGAAGGTTCTAATGGTGACTATGTACCTAGTGAATTAAGGTATAATATAGCTAGCAATCTAGTTAACAAAGAAGCAAGGTTTATGTTTGCCAATCCACCTGATATAGTAGTAAAGCCTAAGGTGTCAGGATTGAAAATGTCTAAAGAGGTAGCTAATTCTATTAACATAATTAATGGTATGCTTAACGAGATACTAGACAAAAATAACTTTAACGAACTGTTAATAAAGGCAAGCAAAGACTGCTTTATTGGTAAGAGGGTAGCTGCTTTAGTAAACGTAAATAAAGAAGATGGGGTTACTATTAACTTCCTCAACTCAACTCAGTTTTTGTTTGAGAGCAAGAGTGGCGACTCTGATTTGTTAACAAAGTTCGTAGGATTTATAACTATTAACGATAGTTCTACTTTATCTAAAAGAAAGCTTTTTAAGAAGAAGTATTGGGTAGATGAGGAATCCAACGTACATCTACATGAAAGCTTGTATGATGGAGCTGGCAAACTAATAGAGGTGGTAACAGATGACAAGGTTATAGAAGAAATAGACCGCATTCCTGCTGTTATTATTATCAATGATGGGTTGAGTAATGAGAGCAATGGCAGGTCAGATTTAGAAGGCTTAAGCTACTTTGAAGAATCATACAACAGGCTATCTAACAGCGATATAGATAGTAATCGTAAAAGCATGAATGCAATTAGATATGTTGTTGATATGGATAGTCAGAGCACAAAGAATTTAAGTACAGCACCAGGAGCTTTATGGGATTTAGGTTCAGACCAAAACCTTGAAAATGAACACCCTGCTATTGGTATGTTAGAGCCTAGCATGAAGTATAGCGAAAGTTTAAAGTCTACGTTGGAAAGAATCAAAACTGCTGCTCATGATAAAGTAGATGTACCAAACATTAACCTAGAAACTATGAGTGGTGTTATAACTAGTGGTAAAGGATTGAAAGCTATATATTGGGGGTTAGATACTAGGTGCAAGGAAAAGTTCTTGACTTGGGGTCCTAGGCTACAAACTTTGATAGAAATTATAATAGAGAGTTGTTTTGCTTTTCCTAGTTGCGTGGAAAGGTATATAGAAATAAAGCCAACACCTGTTCCATATAGAGTTGAGGTTACTGGTAACAACCCTATACCTGAGGACGAGCAAGAGGAAAAGAATATGGATTTAGCAGAGGTTGAATCTAAAACTATGAGTAAAAAGTCGTACATGAAAAAGTGGCGTGGTTTATCTGATGAAGAGGTAGAGGAAGAGCTAAAACAAATAGCTTTGGAAAGAGAGTTGGTTGAGGATTCTTTTATGCCATCAGAGGGAACATTGAAAGCACCATATGAGGAATAAGTTATGATTAAGTATGTTATATTAGCTTTAATTGGTTTTGCTTTAATAGAGGGTGTTAAAGGCTTAGTTGATTTTTACTATGGCAGGGTAGACCAGTATAATAAAAGATTCTTTGCTTTTGATATAGCCCTTTTAGTTGCTGCTTTGTTAATGTTGTACATGTTTTGGTTTATGTGATATGAAGTTAAGCTTAAAAAAGAGTAACGAGATTAAAAAGCATTTAATGCTAGAGCAAAAACGAGAGATAGAAAAGCTATATAATGATTGGGCAGATGATTTGTTAAAGAGAGCTAACTATTTAGCTAAAAGAAAATCATGGAGTAGCCAAGCTCAGTCTAACGAGCTAAAGCTATTGTCAAAAGACATGAGGGAAAAGAGCAAGCAAGTAGCTAACAATGTTTACCTCAAAATAAAATCAAATGTCAATGTCATGAGTGAGGCTGTTGTTAATGACCATGTCGAGTGGTTAAAAAGTTTAGGCTTTGACGAGTTATCTTATAACATGATGTTTAAATCAGTTAACACAAAGGTTGTTAATAATGTTATAAGAGGTGATATATATAGTAAAGGTTGGAGCTTAAGCAAAGCTATATGGGGCGATAACGAAAAAGCTCTGAAAGATATATACCAAGTTGTGGCAAAAGGCATTGCTGAAAATACATCTGTGTATGAAATAGCTAAAGAGCTAGAGAACTATGTTAGACCAAATGCAAAAATAAGTTGGAATACTACAGGTAAAGATGGTGTTAAGATATATAAAAAGAAAGTAGATTATAATGCTCAAAGATTAGCTAGAACTTTAATACAACATAGCTACCAACAAAGCATTATTGAATCTGCTAGTGACAACCCATTTATTGAACAGTTTATTTGGCATAGTAATGGTAGTAGAGCTTGTCCTATTTGTCAAGCAAGGGATGGTAAGAAGTATAGTAAGTTTGATTTACCAATGGACCACCCTAATGGTATGTGCATAATGGAGCCTGTTGTTGATACTGGTTTAGAAGATAAAATAGCAGGTTGGATAAAAGCTCCTGAAGGTACATTCCCAAAAATAGATTTGTTTGCTAAAAAGTTTATGTAGTAGTTTATGTTAGCTATTTATAGCAAGATAGATGTATATGCAGAAGGCATTTAATTTACTTTTAAGAGCTGTATATAATTTATATAATTAATATATTAAATGATAATATACATTGCTTTAAAAAGTAAATTTTGTTAAACAAATCTAAATAAATTTGTAAAAACAATTTACATTGCTGTATATTTGTATTATAATTAAAATAAAAAAAAGAGGTAAATAAAAAATGAAGTACAAAATTGAAGCAAGTACAAGAATTTACAAAAGAGAAGAATTTTTAAATTATGAGCAAAAGTGTACTCTTTCAAAGTTTGTTAATCAAGTTGAGATTGAAAGTGGTGAATGTGATACAACGAGAGATGCAAGAATTAAACTTCATCATTATCGCAGCTCAATAATGACAGATGATTGCTTTGTATTTGTTACAGAGTATATTTTGAAAATTGATAGCAAATTTTATAATAATATGGTAGCACCTTTGTCGGAGGAGTCTTGGAATGCATTGTATAAAGTGTGGTAAAGATTTTTCATTAAAAGAAGTAGTACATAAGCAAGGCTTTAAAGTTGTAGGTAGCGATGAGTTAATTTATTTAACTTACGTTAAATGCAACAAATGTTCATCTGTTAGCTTTTATCAGATTGACGACAAAGAGACAAAAGATATTTGTGCTACTTTGCAAAACACAATGAAACAAACTTTTTGTTTAGCTAATAGTGGTAAACCAATACCAAAGTCTTTAAGAGAAAGCTATAAAATTTTAAACAAAAAGTTGAATAAAAAAAGAAATGACCTAAATAAAAAGTATGAAGGAGTTTACGTATATCAAGGTTGTTTACAAAATATGTTTAAGTTAAAACTAAAAGAATTTTAAAAAGGAGAATGTTATGGCTGATAATAAGATTAACAACAACAATGGAGAAAATAAAGAGGTTATGGGCAATAATGACGAAGGTCAGAATAATGAGCCTAAAGCTAAAGAGGCAAATAATAATTCTGATAATGATTCGTCAAACCAGAATAACGAGCCAAAAGCCAAGTCTTTTTCAGAAGATGAGGTTAACAAAAAGCTATCTGCTAAAGAGGCTGAGGTTTATAAAACTCTAGGTTTAAATCTTAACGACAAAGAATCTATTGAGGAGTTTAAAAAGTTCATGGAATCGAAAAAGTCAGATAGTGAAAAGGAAGTTGAAAAGAAGGTTTCCGAAATGCAAGAGGCTAAGGAAAACGAAACTAGAATCCTTATTGCTGAAACTAAAGCAGAGGTAATGGTTGCTGGTGTACAAGCTCAGTTCGTAGATGATGCTGTTACTTTGATACTAGCAAATAAAAAGCCGGACGATGATATTAAAACTATTGTGTCTAGCTTTAAGAAAAAGTACCCAGCTTGGTTTGATAAAGAGTCTTCCGACGAAGGTACAGGCAGAACACCAGGAGCCTCTAAAAAAGATGGTGAAAAGAAAGTTGAAGGCATTGGCAAAAGATTGGCTGCTAGAAAGGCTCCAAAAAAGTCAAGCTATTTTAAGTAAGGAAAGGGGTAAATAATGTTTAACAATTCAGGCATTACGAAGAGTAAGTTAACATCACCAAAGCAGATTCTTGCCAATGTTGATATTCAGGCAAGCATAGGGTGTGTTGTTCCTACAACTTTAGGAGTTACTGTTAATGGTAAAAAGATTGCAAAAGCAGGGACACCTATTAAGGTTAACTTTGATAACCTAACACAAGAAGTTGTTAAGGGTGATGGTACCAATGCAATGAATGCAGTTCTGCTACATGATGTCGATGTATCTTATGGTGCAAATAATGGTGTTGCTCTTTACATGGGTGCAGTTAATGTAAACAGAGTTGATTCAGATGTGGCTACATTAATCACTACAGCTAAAACTGCTGCAGCCAAGTCGCCACTGATTGTGTTCATTAAAGCGTAAGCTTAATTATTAAAGGAGGAAATATATGTCTATATTCGATTTAGTACAGTCGGCCGAAATTGTTAGCTATTGGGAGACGTTAACAAACGATGAAGCTCCATATCTTGGCGAGGAGCTGTTCCCTAATGACAAAAAGACAGGTTTGACTGCAAAGTGGATAAAGGGTAGCAAAGGACTACCTGTTGTTTTAAAGGCAAGTGCGTTTGATGTACACGCTACACCTAGACCAAGAATTGGTTTTGATAAGCTATCGGCTGATATGCCATACTTTAAGGAATCAACATACATTGATGAAGAGCTAAGGCAGGAACTAAATCTTGTTTTAGAAACAGGTAATCAGGCATACATTGATGCTATCATGAATAAGGTGTTTGATGATGAGGTTAGGCTGCTAAGAGGAGCTGCTGCTGCTAGAGAGAGAATGCGCATGATGGCTCTAACTACTGGTAACATTTCAATGAAGTCAAATGGTCAGAACTTTACATTTGATTATGGTGTTACACATAAGAAGACTGTTGCAACTTCATGGAGTGACCATGCTACCTCAAACCCAATTGAGGATATAAGAGCAGCGCAGGACAAGATTCTTGAAGATACAGGTGCTGTTTGTACACGTGCCGTTTGCGATGGCAAGACTTGGAGACACCTGCGAAATAATGCTTCTATTAAGAAGGCTATTTTTGTTCTGTCTAACGGAGAAGGATCTGTATCTGATAAGAAGCTTAGAGAGTATCTGTTAGATGAGCTAGAGCTAAATGTTGTAGTTAACGACAAGAGATACACAGATGAGGCAGGAAATGCTATTAAGTTTGTACCAGAAGATACATTTGTTGTGTTCCCAAATGGTGACCTAGGTAAGACATGGTTTGGTACAACTCCAGCAGAGTCAGATTTGATGACATCTTCTGTTGCTAATGTATCAATCACAGACACAGGAGTTGCTGTTACTACATCGCAGAGTGTAGACCCAGTTAACGTAGAGACTATCGTATCAATGATTTGTCTACCATCGTTTGAGGCAGCAGACCAAGTTTACATCATTGATACTTCTGTATAATTAAAGGGGAGGCAAAAGATGATTAAGATAACTGATGGTGTTTCGGTTTTTGAAGTTACAAAAGGGGCTTTTGATGGGATTTATTCCCATCAGGGCTTTGAGCCTCTTGCTGAAGCATTAGATGACGAAGCTGAAGATAGCGAAGATATGAACGAAGATGCTGCTGGCGATTCAGAAAACAATGCTTATTCTATTGATGTTCTTGAAAGCAAGCCACTTAGTGAGTGGACAAAAGCAGAGGCAAAGTTCTATGCTAAGCATTACGAGATTGATTTAAGCGAGGCTAAAAACTTTAAAGATGTAAAGGCTATTATTGCTGGTTACTTGGAGGACTAAAGAAATGTCAGAACTAGAGATAGTAAAAATTGAGATTAGAGAAAAGCAAATGCCGTACTTTGATGATGATACTATTATGTATTATGTAGACAAGAATAAGGGTAACTTAAAAGAGGCTATCTATGAGCTGCTAATTCTAAAGTCAGAAGATTCTACTATCTCTATTTCTGGTTTATCAACTCAAGACACCTCGGCTTACTTTAAAAGGCTAGCATCCAAGTTTAAAACTTATAACTCTGGAATCTTAGGTGGTTAAAATGCTAAACATGAAGTTTGAAGTGTACAAAGTTAAAAGGGAAATTGAAAGATTTGGTAGACTTTTTGATGTGTACAGGCTAGGCAAAAATGAATATGGCGAGAGCGCAGGAGAACCTAACAAAGTTTGTTCATTTTCAGGACTATATCATGAGGTAAATGAAAAGAGCGAATTAAGGGTAGGTTCTTTTGTTAGATATAGGACAGAGTTAAAGCCAATGATTTTAGCTTTGTATGATGATGTTAAAACTTTAAAAGTTGATGACTACATAATGCTTAACAACAAAAAGTTTAAAGTGGTTGGCTTAAATGATATATACCAAAGTAATATAGTGTGTGATATAAGTTTGGATGTGGTAGATAATGGCAGTTAAGTTTGACTTTGAGGAAAGCGAGCTACATGATGCTATAGAAAAGTGTGGGGACAAATTAATGGCAGGTTTAATGATGTATGCAGATACAAAAGCTATTAGTTTGGAATCCATAATGAAAAGAAATAGAAGTTGGGTTGATAGGACAGGCACAGCCAAAGCTACTTTAAATGCAAAAGCAACTCAAGTTGATGATAATGTAGCTAGAATTACTTTGTCTCATGGTGTAGAATATGGCATATGGCTAGAAATGGCTCACGAAAAAAAATATGCTATAATTAAACCAACACTTGATAGCGAGAGTCCAAAGGTTATGGACGGGCTGGCATCTATTATGGAGAAGTTATGATAGACACAAATTCTTTTGAGTATAAAGATACAAGATGGGGTGACCTTTATTTGCATTTAAAGTCTAAAGGGCTAGAGGTTTATTCTCCAGGGACAAAAGTAGGTGAGTGCGAAAAGCCTTATGTTGTTCCTAAGTTTAATGGTTCGGACAAACATAACTCATTTTCAACTTTAAATTCAAGGTATGAAATTTTATGCTATGTTCCCGTGAATAATTATAGCTATATGGAAGAATATGTAAGCAAAGTAAAAAGTGCAATGAAAGAGTTATACCCTATGTTTAAGTTCACAGGACATCAAGACCCACCTTTTCCTGATGATTCGATAAAAGCTATTATGGTGGGTATTGAATATATAAACTATGTAAAACTTTAAGGAGGAAGTAAAATGACAGTTAAAAAGTCTAAGGCTGAAATTGCTACCATTGATTGCTGTTTGGTTACAATTCAAGTTGATTCAACAGAATTCGGTTTTGACACTGCTAACGAAATTGAAGTAGAACCTCAGGTTGAAGAGCAGGATGCAATTAAGCTAGTTGTAAAAGGCATACTTAGAGCACAAAAGCCAAAAGAGTCTACCATTACAGGGCATAAGATAACTCTAAAGGATAACGTGTTCAACCCAGAGCTAGTTCTGGTTTTGCAGGGTGGCAAGATTAAGTATGATGCTAATCAGACATCAAAGATTATAGGGTACACACCACCTGTTGTAGGCTCTGCTGAGAAAGGAAAAGTATTTACACTAAATGCTTATTCAGCTCAGTACGATGCTGCTGGCAGAATTGTTCAGTACGAGAAAATTTCGTATCCAAACTGCAAAGGTGTTCCAGTTGCATTCAGTAGTGAAGATGGCTCGTTTAGAGCTCCTGAGTACGAGATTAATTCAGCACCTGAAACAGGACAAGCACCATATGATTTGTCTTATGTAGCTAAGCTACCAGAGCTGATTGCATAATTTTAAATTAAAAAGTAAAGGAAAAATAAAATGGATATAAATGTTAAAGATTTAGTTAATGAAGGCTACACAGATGAACAGATAATGGCAATACTTTATGCCAAAGAAGGCAAAAAGGAGTACACTTCACCGGTTGTTGAGGAGGTTAGCCAAGATAGTGCTAGTTTCCCTCAGAATGCTTTAAAGTTTGAAAATGATAAAGAACTATATGTTACTCCTATCAGTGAGCTAAAAGCATATTCTGGAGGTTCGCTTATTAGCTTACCACCTTTCGGTCCTAATCAGCCTTTTGTAGCTAAATTAAGTAGACCAAGCATGATGACTCTTGCTAAATCGGGTGCTATACCAAACTCGTTAATGGCTACAGCTAACAAGATGTTTTCAAATGATAACAAAGCTATTGATAATGATGATTTTATCAAGGATATGTACGACATATGTGTCGTTATCGCTAAAGCATCTTTGGTTAAACCAACTTTTGAGCAGTTAGAGTCCGCAGGGGTTAAGTTAACTGATGACCAGCTGATTGCTATTTTTATGTATGCAACAAAAGGAGTTAGTTCTTTAGATTCCTTTCGTCAGCAGTAAGTCTATATTAAGTGTTATAGGTCTAGCTTTTATGTATAAGGTTAGGCCTAGTTGCTTATTAGAGATACCAGATGCATATACCTCATATTGCTTTGATGAGGCTTGTAGCTTTATTGCTGATAAAATCAGAGATGGCGAAGAACCAATTTTTGAGCAAGAGAAAAAGCAAAAGTATAGTAGCTTTAAAGACTTTTATAAAAAGTTTTAATTAGGAGGTATATAGTGTCTATTAGTTTAGGTAATGCTAAAGGTTATTTAGACCTTGACATTTCTGATTTTAGAAAAAAGTTAAAAGAGGCTAATGAAGAGGCTAGCAAAACTGGAAAAAGTATAGGCCAAGGTTTTTTAGATGGCACCAAAAGTTTAGGTGAGGCTTTTACTTCAGCTGGTGCAGCTATGACAAAAGGTATAACTGTTCCAGTATTAACAGGGATAGCAGCCTCAGCAAAAGCTTTTGGTAATTTAGAGCAATCTATTGGTGGTGTAGAGGCTATTTTTGGTAAAACATCATCTACTGTTATTAAAAACTCAGAAACAGCTTATAGAAGAGCAGGGCTAGATGCTAATGCTTATTTAGAATCTGTTACTAGTTTTTCACAATCGTTGTTAAAATCAGTTGGTGGAGATACTAAGAAAGCAGCAAAGCTAGCTGATATGGCAATGGTTGATATGTCCGATAATGCTAATAGGTTTGGTACAAATATTGGGCTAATACAAAATGCTTATCAAGGATTTGCTAAAAATAATTATTCTATGCTGGATAACTTAAAGCTAGGTTATGGTGGTACTAGAGAGCAAATGCAAAAACTCCTTGATGATGCTAATAAGTGGAATGCAGAGCAAGGCCGTATGACAAATTATCAGATTGATAATTATGGCGATATGGTTTCGGCTATTCATGATATACAAGTTGCTCAAGGCACGGCTGGCACCACAGCAAAAGAAGCAGCGGAGACCATAAATGGTTCATGGGGTATGGCTAAAGCTTCGTTTATGGACTTTATAGCTGGCTTGGGTAATTCTAAAGCTAATATCAAAAAGTTAGAGAAAAACCTTGTAGATTCGATAGGTATTTTTGTAAAGAATGTAAAAAGAACTGTAGGTACTATTTGGGATAATTTACCAATAAGTCCGGTAGCAAAGTTTGGCATAGCTGCTTTAGCGACTTTGGGGCCAGTGCTATTAGTAATAGGCAAAATGATGACATCTTTTGTTAACTTTATAGGATTTGTGGGAAAACTAAAAGGTGCATTTTCAGCTTTATCTGCAACTTGGTCTGCTGTGTCGGGGATTATGTTAAGCAGTGGTGCTTCTGTTGGGGCAACACTAAGTGCATTAGCTTTACCGATAACTGCAATAGTTGCTGCTGTTGTAGGATTGGGCTTAGCTTTTAGGCATTTATGGAAAACTAACGAAAGGTTTAGGGAAACCATTAAAGGAATGTTTAGTGGCTTGTCAGAGCCTATAAATAAGATAAAGAATGTGTTTAAAAGCTTTGGCATAGAGTTTAAGTCTGTTTCCGATTTTATAAAGAAAGCTTGGGATACTGTTTGCAATATTTTAGCTCCAGTTTTTGTTGGTGCTTTTAAATATATATCAACATATCTCAAAGGTGCTTTAGATGTAATATCCGGAATTATTCAAGTATTTGGTGGTATTTTAAAAGGAGATTGGCATGCAGTTTGGGATGGCTTAAAAGACATAGTTGTAGGAGCTTTTAATATAATTACAGCACCTATACAAGCTGTTATAGAATCTATTAAGTATATAATAGCTCCTTTAGCCGAATGGATTGGTGCAGTTTGGGGTAGAATATCAACAAATGCAGTTTTGGCTTGGAATACTATAAGAGATACAGTTGGTTCTGTGTTAAGCTTTATATGGGGCTCAGTTATTAGCCCGGTGTTAAGCACAATAGTAAACTTTATTACCACAACTTGGAATAGCATAGTTGCTGTTACTACGGCTGTTTTTAATGGCTTAAAAGCTGTAGTTCAAATTGCTTGGTCAGCTATTAAAGACTACATAATAAATCCTATCAAAACAGCATGGTCCATAGGCACATCAATAGTAAATGCTATTGCTAGCACTGTAGGTTCCGGTTTTAGCAGAGCTGCAAGTATAGTCTCAAATGTTTGGAGTAGTGTTTATAACTTTATAACATCTCCTTTGCATAAAGCTTGGAGTGTTGTATCTAGTGTTGTCAGCAAACTAAAAAGTGTTTTCAACTTTAGCTGGAGTTTGCCACACTTAAAGTTACCACATATTTCTGTGTCAGGCGGAACAGCTCCTTTTGGAATTGGTGGTAAAGGTAGCTTGCCAAAGTTTAGTATTAAGTGGTATAAAGATGCTATGGACAAAGGTATGATTCTTGACAACCCTACTGTTTTTGGTTATAATAATGGTAGATTTTTAGGTGGTGGAGAAGCCGGTGCAGAGGTTGTTGTTGGCAGAGATAGTTTGTTAGCTATGATTCGTCAAGCTGTTGCTTCTACAAAGCTAGGTGTTGATTCTAAACTAGTAAGTTTAATTATAGAAGGTACAAATTCTGCAAATAATAATGTTATAAGTTCTAATAGCTTGCTTTTACAAAAGCTAGATGAATTGGTTGGCATAATAAAGGGAAATGAAAGAGGCAAAGGTGATACTTTTGTGTTCAATAGCCCAGAGCCTATAAATGAGGTTGAGGCTGCTAGGCAGATGAAAAAGCAAAAGCGAGAACTGCTGGAGGGATTTTAATGGTTGAGAAAATAACTTTATTGAATTTAGTTACGGGTAAAGAAATTTTTGTTGACAAAATAAAGTCCCTTAACTACATTTTAGATTATATTGATTGGGGGCAAGTTTCTAGTTCAAGGCATACTTTTAAATATGCTAACCAAGTTGGTGAAATTATTGTAAGTACCAGCCTTGAGACTAGAAACATTGACCTGTCTATGTACATAGTAGCTGGTAGTGAAAACGAAATGTCTTTGCTGAAAAGAGAAATAAATAACTTTGTAAATCCTTTAAATATGTTACGTATCGGTTACGGAAAGTTCGTTTTAGACTTTTTACCAGATACATCAGTAAAGTATGCTAATGAGTACAAGGAAAATAACGAAATAATTTGTAGGCTAAAAATAACAGGCTTAGCTCCAGATCCTTTGTTTAGAGAAAGAGAAAAAGAGCAAATTAAAGCGGCTACAACTATAGGAATGTTTCACTTCCCTTTGTCTATACCAAATGGATATAACACAGCTCACTTAAAGCCACCTAAAGGCATTATTTTTGGTTTAAGAAGTCCAGCCTCTATTGTTGCTATAGATAATAAAGGGGCTGTTGATACAGGCATATTGGTTGTGTTTAAAGCAAAAAGCTCAGTTACCAACCCACAGTTACTTGATATAAATACGCAAAAGTTGCTAAAGGTTAATAAAGAAATGCAACCTGGCGAAATTATTGAGGTAAATACTTCTTATGGCGAAAAAGAAGTTAAAGGCTATAATAATTTAGGTGAGTCTTTGAACTACTTTAAGTATATTGATATAGATAGCGAGTGGTTGCAAATAAAGCAAGGTACGAATCTTTTAAGGTACCAAGCTGACAAGAATGTTGAAAACTTAGAGGTGACTATTTATTTTGACAACAAGTACTTGGAGGTGCAAGAGTGCTAGAGAGAAGAAGGCTAGAATCAATAGCTCAAGTTTCGATTTATCAGCTAAGTAACAACAATGGTTTTGAGTTAATCGGCGAGTTGGATAACTTTTCAAATATAACTTGGGGTGAAGCATTCAAAGGTTGTTATCAGTTTGAAATATGGGCTCCCGTTGTTGATAAGAATAGGGACTTGTTAAAGATAGGCAACATAGTGCATACAAAAGGCAGGCCGCAAGCAGGTATTATTACGATAAAAGAATGCGAAATAGATGACTCTGGAGTTGGTAAGTTTCATGTAAAAGGACTTACTATGGAGTTTGTGCTAGATAAAAGAGTTTTGCTTGGTTTGTATTATAAGCAAGGGGCTCCTTCGAGTATAATATATGATATAGTTAACTTAAACCTTATAAACCCAATAAATGCTTTTAGAAAGGTTCCTTTTTTGGAGATAGATGAATATACTATACCGCAAGATTCTATCCTTTATCAAAAGACTGGTGGGTCTGTATATGATAGTGTTGATACTTTGTCTACTATAGGTGATTTAGGTTATGGTATAGATTTTGACCCAAGGAGCAAAAAACTTATTTTTGGCGTAACTAAAGGTCAAGACAGGACTGTTGGAAATAGCAGCTCACCTGTTGTTTTGTCGACTAAACTCGAAAATCTTTTAAACTCAAAGTATTATCAGAATAAGCAAGATGAAACAAATGTAGCTTTTGTACAAGGCGAGGGCGAAGATGCCAATAGAGTTAGTAAGCTAGTGGGTAATGCTGATTTGCTTGGCTTTGATAGAAAAGAGCTATATGTTGATGCTAGAGATTTGCAAAGCGAGTTTACTGATGCAAATACACATGAGACAAAAAAGCTTACTGAAAGTGAGTACTTTGAGTTGCTAGACCAAAGGGGCTTTGATAAGATAGCAGAAACAAAAGAGGCTGAGCAGTTTGAAGCGAAAATGAAAACTTTAGGAAAAGCACAGTTTGTTTTTAATGTTGACTTTTTCTTAGGTGATAAAATTACAGTAATAGACGAAAGACAAGGTATAGCTATATCAACTCAAATTACACAAGTGGAAGAGGTTTTTGGTGAAAGCTATGCTTTAAATTTAACTTTTGGTTTCGATAATGCATCTTTAAGTAAAAAACTAAAAAAGTTGTAGGAAAGAGGTTAATATGGAACGATGTGGATTTTTTGATGCCAGGCTTGTTGATGGCGAGTTTGACAGAACTTATTTAGCAACTCATTTTGCTTCGTATTTTGCTAGCTTTGTTGGCAATGGTGTTTTTGCAGGTAAAGCTCAGCAGCTACAAGTTTTAGCAAACAACCCAAATTCTATGAGTGTTAAAGTTTTACCAGGACAAGGCTGGATAAATGGTTATTGGTATGAGAATGTCGAGGAGAAAATTTTGCCAGTAGACCCTGCAGATGGTGTGCTAAAAAGAATAGATAATGTGGTTTTGAGGTTAGACTTTAAAGAGCGAAAGGTTGAGGCTATTATAGTAAAAGGTGAAAATAGCGGAAGTCCAATCTCGCCAAGGTTAAAGCGAGACACAGATGCTTTTGAGCTTTTGCTAGCCACAATTAATGTAGGTGCTTCTATTTCTAAAATAAGCCAGCCTAATATATCAGATGAAAGGCCAAACTCTTCTGTTTGTGGTTGGGTTACAGGGCTTATAAATCAAGTTAGTACGCAAGACTTATATGAGCAGTACCAGGCTTATTATTTAGAGTTTAAAGGTAAATCAACAGAAGAGTGGAATAATTTAAAGGAAAGCAAAAAAAGTGAGTTTGAGGACTGGTTTAATGAGATAAAAGCCCAATTATCTGGTAATATAGCTGGTAATTTGCAGACGCAAATATCAAACTTAGTAGCTAGGGCTGATAATATAGAATCAAAAAATAACATTCAAGATTCTAGCATTTCAGATTTAAAGTCAAAAATGCTATCAGTTGAGCAGTTTGTTAACAATAGAAGCATTTTGGCTTTTAGCGATATACTAATTTCGCAATCATTAATTCAAGAGGTTTACGATATGCCATTGTATAAGTATGGTATAAAAGTATTTTTGGCAGGTTGCACAGCAAATCATGTACCAAATGTTTATTTTGAAAATTGCGTGTTCTTTTCTGACGTAGTAAAGTCTTTTGATGGCTTTATTATGTTGTATACAAATGATAAAAATTTTGGTTCTGTTACTTTAAAAAGAGTGGTTTTAAAAAAGGGGGAGTGATAGCTAATGGCTCAAGGTTTTGCTAAAAATGTAGTGCCACATGGCAATTGTAGGTTTGCTATAATAGATGGCTGGTGGTGTAAAATTTATGATGATGGTTATGCTGAATGTCATAAGCAAATGTCAGTAACATCTGTTTTGTCAGGGTGGAACTCCACAAATGCAGGTTTTAAATATGGTACTTGGGTTGGTCCTGATTTGCCCGGCAAACTGGATATGAATTTAAAAAATGGGGCAAAAAAGTATGAATTTGCTTTTAGTGGAGCATCTAGAGATGGGTATATACTTTGTTTTGCACTTTTAACAAATGGAACACCTTTTAAGATGCCATCTGTTACCGGATATTCACTTTACTCGGTAAATAGTCAAATAGAGGTAGACCATTTTTGGAGTGTTAAAGGCTGGTTTGATTTTAGTGGCAAAAATATAGTTTATGTTTAAAAGGAGATGCTATGAGTTTTTTAATACCATTTTTAACAGTGCTTTTTGGGGGTGGTGTTACAAGCTTAGTCCAGTTTTTAATAACAAGGCATGATGAAAAAAAGAGAGGTGTTATAAACCCAACTATATTTAACTGTTTAGTAAAGTTAAGCGTAGCTGAGGCGGAAGATAGGATAGTATTTTTAGGTCAATGCTACATTGATAGGGGTTGGATAACTGTTAGAGAGTGGGTTATTTTTGATAAAATGTTTGAGCCTTATAAAATGCTAGGCGGGAACCACTATGCTGAAGAGATTTACTATATGGTTAAAAAGTTGCCTAGAAGGCTAGATGATTAAGTATAGAAAGGAAGTATTTGTATGAAATTTTACGAAAAGTTTTTTGTGTCAAACACACCTGCAGCAAAAATGGTTAGGACTATTGTTCAAGGAGTGTTAGCTTATGTTATTTTAAATCTAGGAGTTTTGCTTAAAAAGTTAAACTTAAGCCAAGAAAGTATAGCTTTATTAATTCCTTTAATTATGGCTATACTTTCGCCAATAATGTCTTATATAGGTGGCAAGGTACCAGAGGTAGGCCAGCCTGTACAAGCTGATAGCTCGGTATATGACGAGCAAGGTGATTTGATTGAAAGGAGTGCAGCTAATGGAGACTTATAAAGTTATAGATGTTTCAGAATTTCAAGGTAATATTGATTGGGCAAAAGTAAAAGCATCAGGCATTGATGGTGCTATAATTAGGTTTGGTGCAGGACTCGATATAGTTGATGGCAAGTTTGATTATAATGTTCAGCAGTGCATTAATGTGGGGCTTCATGTAGGTGCTTATCACTTTTCTTGGGCAACAACAGAAGAGTATGCTATAAAAGAAGCTGATAAGTTTTTAGATGCTTGTAGCAAGTATAACTTTGATTTGCCATTGTACTATGATATAGAGCAAGGAACTAAAAACCCAAGGACAACAACTGCTCAAATGACAACTATGGCATTTATAAATAGATGCAAGGAAAGAGGATATACAGTTGGTGTTTATGCTAACTTAACTTACTTTAATAACTACTTAAATGTAGATGTGCTAAAAACAAACCCTCTATGGATTGCTCAGTATAAAAGTGGCATAAGCAAACCAGAGCATAAAAGTCCGGAGTTGTTTGGCATGTGGCAGTATACATCATCAGGTAAAGTTGATGGCGTGTTGGGTAATGTTGATTTAAACTTCTGCTATATACCATATTGGGTTAATTCTGATAAAAAGGTTGTATCTGAATTAGATTGGAGCAAAGTGGAAAATGCTGTTGTTCAAGCAAGCATGAAAGCTGAAGAGCTAAATAAGCTGTGTTCAGTTGCTTGTTCGGAGCTAAATAGCATTAAGGATCGGTTTATGAGGTTAGCTCCCACACCTCAGCCAGCTCCC